GGTGGAAGGGAAGTGGTCAACGTAGGAAAGCATATCTATCTAATGATATTCAAATAACAAGAGATGGGTTTGCACATATGAGAAAGACCTATAAAGACGAATTGAAGTCTGGTAAAACTAAAGTGTGGTTTTCTCATGGAATTGTTGATGGAAAATTGGGAATGATTGCTGACCCAAATTCTCCACACACTTTCTTTGATAAGGTGTATTATAAGAAATGGAACAAATTGCCTTCTGGTGATTATTTTAATGTTTACCGACAAACTGCAATGTTTCGTTCAGCATTTGGTAAACATATTATAGTTCATGCTAATAATCCACACTACTTAGACCTCGTTAATTCTTTTAAAGAAATGCTTGGGGATAAGGGTGCTAGAAAGGTTTTAGATAAAAAACTTGGAGTCTACCCTTGGACAATTGGTAAGTCAACTGAAGAAGTTCATGATAGGGTTTGGAAATCTTTAGATAAAAAAAGTTTGAAGAATATGGAAATTATTCGTAGAACTTTTAAGGAAAATACTAATATAAATCCAAAATTAAATTAAATGGAACTAATACTCCAACAATCTGTATGGATTCAATGGGCCCTCATGCTTACACTTGGTTGTTTGTATGGGGGTCTTATTGGGTTAATTCCATCAGCAGGCCCAAGCAAAGCAGTTATTCTTCTTTATAGTATCATTGCATTTTTTGATGTTGCTGGTGCAGAATATCTCTTTGTTTTATTCAGTATTGCAACGGTAGTATCTTGTTCTATTGGAGATTCGTTTGCGGGGGTTCTTATAGGTATTCCTGGTGGAAGTGGCGCAGCAGCTACTATGGTTGATGGGTTTCCCCTTGCAAAAAAAGGGAAAGCATCTTATGCTCTATCCTCTGCAATATTTTGTTCAACTATAAATGGATTATTTTTTGGTGTAATAGGATTTGCCTTGTTTCCTTTTTACAAAGAAATAGGGGATGTTATAGGAACACCAGAAATAGTTGGTTTGATATTTACCTCTTTTGCTTTAATTTCTGTTGTAACTACTAAACATACAATGAGAAGTTTGACTGCTATTTCTGTTGGTTGTTTTTTAGCAACTATTGGTTATGCACCAGATGGAATGGGTGCGGTCAGAAATACTCTTGGTTGGGAATATCTTGAAGATGGCATAAGTCTTTTAGTTCTTGGTGTAGGATTATTTGCATTACCAGAACTTATTCAAGTATTAAAAGAAAAAACAGAGTGTGTTTATATTGACAAGAAGACACATAACGAACAGACTTGGCAAGGAATAGTATCTGTATGGAAACATAAGTGGTTAGCTCTTATGGGTGGAATTATTGGTTGGATAACTGGGTTGATGCCATCAACTGGTGGCGGTATAGGAGATTGGGCTGCTTATTCAGCAACGGTTGGTGTATCTAAGGGGGAGAAGTTTGGTGATGGTAATATTAAGGGTATCATAGGTTCAGAGGGTGCTAATAATTCTGGCAAGATTGGTGGACTATTACCTACAATTATGTTTGGGATACCAGGCAATAAAATGTATGCATATCTTATGGCTCTATGGGTTTATCTGGGGTTTGATGTTGGTACAACTGTTTTATTAGAGGATACTAAATTTATAGACCATTTGTTCTGGGGGTATATGTTGGGAACTGGAATATCTGGATTTCTTATGATTTGGTTTGCCAGACATGTATCTAAAATACTTTATATAAACCCGTTATATTGGGCTATACCTGTGATGGTTTTAATCGTTTGGTCGGTGCTGGCAAGTAATGGGTATATTAGTTTATGGGAAGACATGTTTATGTTAATTTTGTTTGGTTTGTTGGGGACGATAATGAAAAATTATAAGTTTTCTCGCCCAGCCTTTCTTATGTCTTTTATATTATTTCCAAGAATAGAAAGTTCTTTAATACAGATGCAAGGATTGTATTTTTACAACGGGGTATATATTACTAATAGTATTTGGTGGGAGCATCCTATCTTAACAGTTTGTATACTATTAAGTGTTTCATTAATCTTATATGGACTTTTGAAAAAAGATAGAAGTATGGATTATGCCTGATTGGAGTGGAGAGAAATTTAACCTAAATATCATTATAGATTAAACTATGAAAGCGGTATGGAAAAGGAAAGATAATGTACGAATATCAATGTAAAATTGTCAGAGTAGTAGACGGCGACACCACAGACGTAGATATTGATTTGGGGTTCGGAGTTTGGCTGAAGAAACAACGAATTCGTTTCTATGGTGTGGACACGCCTGAGTCGAGGACTAGCAATAAAGAAGAGAAGGTTTATGGATTGGCTGCAAAACATTTTGTTGAGAACTATCTACCAAAAGGATCAACACAAGTTCTACGCACAAGGAAAGATGGCGTAGGTAAGTACGGACGCATTCTTGGTGAGTTCGTGGTGTTTGATGGTTCTAAGGATATGGAAACAACATTAAATAAATTACTCATTGATACACATAATGCAGTTGCATATTTCGGTCAATCTAAGGATGATATTGAAGAGGAACATATAAAGAATAGGTCATTGGTAAAACTCGATGGCTGATGTAACCTACCTCGGCAATCCAAACCTCAAGAAGGCCAATATTCAGCAGTCTTGGACAAAGGAACAACTTAAAGAATATTCCTTGTGTATGGAAGGACCACAATACTTCATAGAGAAATATGTTAAGATTGTTTCTCTGGATGAAGGTCTTATTCCATTTAAGATGTATGACTTTCAGAAGGAAATGGTAGGAACCTTTCATAATAATCGTTTCACCATCTGTAAACTACCTAGACAGTCTGGTAAGTCTACTGTGATGATTTCGTATCTACTGCACTACGCATTGTTTAACCCATCTGTCAATATTGCTATCCTTGCGAATAAGGCAGCAACTGCGCGTGACTTACTATCACGTTTGCAACTTGCATATGAACATCTACCGAAATGGTTACAACAGGGAGTAATGAGTTGGAATAAGGGTTCTCTGGAGTTAGAAAATGGTTCGAAAATACTGGCGTCTTCTACTTCAGCTTCTGCTGTTCGTGGTGGTTCTTATAATATTATTTTCCTTGACGAGTTTGCATACGTCCCATCCAACGTAGCCGAGCAGTTCTTCAGTTCAGTGTATCCTACGATTTCATCTGGTAAGACTACCAAGGTGATGATTGTTTCCACACCGCATGGTATGAACATGTTCTACAAGTTGTGGGTGGATGCAGAGGAGGGTCGCAACTCTTACATACCCATTGAGGTGCATTGGAGTGAAGTTCCCGGTAGGGATGAAAAGTGGAAAGAAGAAACAATCAAGAATACCTCTCAAGCACAGTTCAATACAGAATTTGAGTGTGAGTTCTTGGGGTCTATCGATACACTGATTACACCATATAAACTTAAACAGTTGACATATCGAGCACCTAAACAATCTAATGCTGGTCTTGATGTTCACATTCCGCCAGAAGAAGGTCACACATATGTTCTGGTTGCTGACGTTTCACGAGGAACAAAAAATGATTACTCAGCATTTGTGGTTATGGATGTTAGCGATATACCATATAGGGTCGTGGCAAAGTTTAGAGATAACGAGCTAAAACCTCTCATATTTCCTTCTAAAATATATGACACTGCGCGGGCATATAATCAGGCATATGTATTGATTGAGGTCAATGACATAGGAGAACAGGTTGCTAATGCTATGCAGTTTGATCTGGAGTATGACAACCTTATTATGGCTAGCATGCGTGGGCGAGCGGGACAAGTCATTGGAGCGGGGTTCAGTGGTGGTAGGGCGCAGTTGGGGGTAAGGACGACTAAAGCAGTTAAAAAGATTGGTTGTTCAAACCTTAAACAGTTGGTTGAGGATAATAAACTGATTGTTGAGGACTATGACATCATCAACGAGCTCTCTACCTTTATTGTAAAGGGTTCCTCCTTTGAGGCAGATGATGGGTGTAACGATGACTTGGTTGCGTGTCTCTTTATCTTTGCATGGCTTACGGACCAAACATATTTTAAGGAACTTACCAATAACGATATCCGAAGAGTTATGATGAATGAACAGCAGGATATGCTGGAACAGGATATGGCACCCTTTGGTTTTATAGTAAATGGTCTTGAGGATGAGAATATTGGTGAAATGGTAGACGAGTATGGAACTCGTTGGGCTCCTATTGTAAGAGACAGTTCTGGAAGTTGGTAATTACCTAAATAAATTCAATAAGATCATGATGTTTTTTGATATAGCAGTTGTAACAAAGGATAACAGATTGGTCAATTAGGTGGAATACCTCTTTGCGGCTGTCGTCACTAGTTCCAACTCTTTTAGATACTTTATGTATCTCTGCATCATGGGGCCAGAATTTGAGACAGACATGTTCAGATTCTCCACAGTGAATACATGATTTGTGTGTGAGAAATTCATTTAAAAGAAACACTCGTTTCTGATAATTTTTTCGTGAAACCTTTTTGATAGTGTCTTTATATTTTTCGTAATGGGGGTTCATAATTCTATTTATATGATATAACACTTATAAAAACTGAGTTGTGTAAAAGAGTGTTTTTATAAATATCAGTATAATAATAATAACAACTCTCTTAGTTAGGAGAAAACCATGGGATTTCTAGTTTCACCCGGCGTACACGTTAGGGAAATTGATCTTACAAATGTTATTCCAGCAGTATCCACCTCTATCGCTGCTATTGCTGGGCCGTTTGAAAAAGGTCCGGTTAGTGCCATTACTGCAATTAATTCAGAACAACAACTTTTACAAACATTTGGTAAACCAAATTCTTCAAATTTTGAGTGGTGGTTCACTTCTGCAAACTTCTTGCAGTATGGTGACGCACTCCGTGTGGTCCGTGCAGAATCAGCCATATTAAACGCTGGTGCAAACAGTGGTATCCTAATTCGTGATGATGATCATTACGAAGATAGTTTTTCTTCTGGCGAAGGTTCTCATGGAGAATGGGCCGCTCGTACCGCTGGTACTTGGGGCAACTCAATCGGTGTT